CTAGCAATTATTTCACATTGTTCTTTAGGCATTGGTTCTTTGAGTACCATTTGATTACCTGTATACACCCAAGTGTCACCATTGTAGCCCCATAAACTTACCACTAATATAAATACTTTAGTCATTCTTATAGAAGTAGCACTTTCCTTCTTTTGTTACCATCAATAATTTAATATCCATTTTTTTCTGTTGCTTGCTTGGTATTCTTTTTATCTTATATCCAGCATGTGTGCCTGTTTTTCGTATACTTTCACTCTTAATATCTATTCTTATAATGTTCCCCTCATCATCCATAGCAATCACGTCGCACGGCCCAAGGCCACTGACATTATCGAACACGTAGTAATTATTTTTAGTGAGCCATTGCAAGGCAACTAAGTGATTAAGAAAACCTTTTTGATGTTTTCTATTCAGCCTCGCCCCACGAAGGACCTATCTCGGCGTCAACCTTTGAAGGAACTCGTAGTTCAATTGCGTGTTCCATTACCTCAATGATCTTTTTCTTTTCTTCTTCCGAAGAAAATGACATGTCTAACTCATCATGCACTTGGATCATAGGTAGGAAACCCTCTCTATGTAATTTGACCATAGCCATTTTTGTTTGGTCGGCTGCTGATCCTTGTATTAATCTATTCAAGGCTTTGTATGTCCAAGCACGTTTAATTTTATTCATGCCCCCATATTCTACCTCGGCTTGCTCTCTAGGTAAAGCTTTATGAACTCCAAAATGATTGGGTTCCCATAGATGAAACCGACATTTTCGCCCCATAATAGTCCTAATATACCCCTTCTCAGAGGCTCTACGCATCGTTTTATCCGTTAATTCCTTCACAAATGGCACTGTAGAGTGGTATTGTTTGAACACTTTATCGATATCATCTTTATCTAGCCCTAATTCGCTCATCAGTTTACCTTTGCCCATTCCGTACATCATCCCTAGATTAATCGTTTTAGCCTGCTTACGGTCTATATTTGCCATGTTTGCAACAGCTTGATGGAAATCTATATCGTCTTCTGTATATCCTTTTACTAATGGTGATACTCCTTCCAGCTCTATACGATCACTAATTATAGCGCCGTAGTGTACTAATAGACGTGGTTCTTGTTGTGAATAGTCAAAGATTCCCCATTGTGCGCCCTCTTCTGGAATAAATAATTGTCTTATCTTTGGACTAATTTTAGGATTTCTTGCAGGAATTTGTTGTAAGTTGGGATTTTGCATGCTTAATCTCCCAGAAATAGTCCCACCTGTGTCCGATCTTAATTGGTTTACATCCGCATGGATACGTCCTTTATGTGCATGTTTTAAAATAGAATCAATGAATGTCGTATAAGCTTTATTCATCTCTCTTGCTTGAACTATCTTTTGTGCGAACGGATTAGAATGTGTCAATAAAAAGTTCTTATCAAAGCTAGGTAATCCTGTTGCTGTTCTATTGTAACTTATTTTAAGCTTGTCAAAAGCTTTCTGAATAGACAATGGAGAGAGAATCTCCATCTCAAAACCACACTCTTTGTATATGCTATGTAGTATCTTCTTCTCTGTATTCTTAAAATCTTCTTTAACACGCTCTGCTTTTTCAATATCAACTCTCACTCCTCTTTGTTTCATCTTAAATAAAATAGGTAACAACTCTGACTCTAAATTAAATACCGATGTTAGTTCTTGTTTAATGATCTCTACCTTTAATGCTTGCCATAACTTCAATGTAACTGCAGCATCTTGCTCGGCATATGGACCAACGTACATAGCCGGGAGCAAATGCATCTCTGCTTTTGCATCAACACCAAAGTCTTTTGCAGCTTCATACAAGCCAGCTTCTGATTTAGTTTCTCCTATGTATTCTTGTGCTATTTCTTTTAAAGAATAATTTCTTTTGTTCTCATCGATGAGTGGTGCAGCAATCATCGTATCTATAATCCTGCCTTTTACTTCAAGGCCCATGGCACTTAACCAACCAATATCATAAATAGCATTGTGAAATATTTTATCGCACGGTAGATCTAATATCTTTTTTAATTGTCGTTTAAAAACTTTCTCATCAAAGTTACCACCACCCGGATGTGCAAGAGGAAAGTATCCTTTCCAACCCTCCACGGCCATCGCTACACCAATAACTTTTCCTTTTTTAGTAGCCCAACCAGGTCCTGTTGTTCTTAATCCTGGATCATGTGTTTCTAAATCAATAGCAATCTCTGTTGCTTCTTCTAAGTTAGGTATATTCTCTGGAGGTATCCACTCACTAGGTGCTTGGAATAAGGATGGTTGTCTCATTATTTTTTCTTTCTATCTTCATGCCATTTTTTTATGGCAATGTCTGTCATACGCCCCCTTCTCTCTCCTTCAGATTCAAAAGAAATATTATCTTTATTTGTCCGTGCCTCTATCTCGCCTGCAATAGCTGCATAGGCAGCTAAATCTAAATAGCTGTCTTTTTTATGTGAATGGATTAGTCGTGCTACTTTAACTAAAGCCATGCACATTGCCACATCATGGGGAGTGATATTTCGTTGGAGGAAAATAGACCACAACGCAGCAATGTTCTTATGATTGGTAAGCTTATCGCCGTAGTCATCGTTGCGATCCCCACCTATTAATTTGTTAGCTTCTTCTAAAATATCTTGTGATATCATTTAAAAAATTTCTCTGAACTCTCGAGTGGATTCTGATTCAATAATGTGTAATGATTTCTTTGCTCTTGTAACTCCCACATAAAACACTCGCCTCTCGTCATCTTGTTGCAAAAAATAGTTGTCGTCAACTTTTTTTGGTAAGTCTGTTAGTACCATAACATTGTCTGCTTCGCCACCCTTAGCCGCATGAATCGTAGATAATTTTATATTTTTTGATACATTAAAGTCTTTCTGGCGTCGTAATGCTGCATTAATATAGATTTGCTGTGACTCTGGAATAGTATCCAAAGCTACATACCAAGGCCTATCTTGATGAACATTTAATCCATGATGCAATACCAACGTATCATGGTCATAACTTTTTTCTTCATCAGCACCACGCAGCTCTTTGTATCCATGAGCAATATGATTATTGCCTGACATATAATAATACATATCTTTCAACATCTTAAATGGAATGTAACCACCTTCTTGTATATGATTCCAACTTGTGATAGCATTCAACATTTTTTCAGATACACTTGACCTACCATATCGTTCAAAGAATAGTCCTCTCGTTTTGAGATCCTCGGCCAACTGATCTAATAAATAATTTGTTCTTGCTAATATTAACCACGTTCCATCTGTTAAGTTCATGTGAGGATTCAATCGTGTACGATGGTATTGAACATCACCAGCTTCTTCTCTTGGCTGCCATACTTTAGGAACTCTATCTACTATCGGTGTAATAATTTTTTGTGCTATGGTATGCACCTTACCTGGAATACGATATGACTTATCTAATATTTCTCTTTTACATTGTAACTTACCTAGTCTACCCATGTCAGCACCAGCCCAATTAAAAATAGCTTGGTCATCATCGCCTGCAATGTAAGCACGATCAGCTTTACGAATGAGCTGCTCTACCATTAGCCATTGTATCAAACTTAAATCTTGGGCTTCATCAACGATCACAACATCTAAACGTGGTGCATTATTCATCTTAATAAATTCTAAAATCATATCGGTATAATCAAACAACTTATGTTTATCTTTGTATTTTCTGATCCCTCTATCAATATAATTTAAACGATCAAAGCCTCCATCAATATGCATACCACTACGAGCAAACTGATTTTGTAATGACACTCCTTGGATCTTTGATTGATCTATCAATGTTAAGTAAACATCTTTTGGTGTAGAGATACCAAGTTCATTAATAGATTTATTAGGATTATTAATTTTAATTTGTAACCAATCAGATACTTCACGGTAATTTAAATCGCTCATCACATCCACAGGATTTAGATTAAGATGATGATAAGCTAAACTATGTAGAGTTCTAAAGTATGTAAAATCTTTTTTATCTAATCTAAATTTAATCATTGCTCTTGTGATAGCTTCATGTGCAGCTTTCTTTGTAAAAGAAAAGTATCCTATCTTATCAACAGCCGTGCCATTATTAATTTCTTCTTCAACTATATTTAATAATCTAGTTGTTTTACCTGTACCAGGTGGACCAAAGATAGTCACAACTTTCTCTGAATGTCTATCTCTTAGAACCATCTTCATCCTGTATTAACATTAAATTTAACTTGATCATTTTCAAATCATCAACTAGCATTCGCCTCGTTAATTTTGTTTTCCTACTCTCAGCTTTAGCTGCAAGTCTTGCAGCTATTGCTAGAGTTTCTTTAATTAGTTTTTCCATTCATCACCTCTAATATTGTTTTCCCTATATAGTAAGGTATCTGTGGTACCAAACTATTACCTAATGATTTAAGTCGGTCCACCCTTTTGGG